TACGTTTATTTCGATCTTCATATATATATAATACTATTTAGTTAATGTTTTATGAAAAAGTGATTACATTTTTATTTCTTAATTATCTTATATTGTAAACACCTTTGTTTGGAGTTTGTAATTGTGATGTAATCGAATAACGTGCTGCATCAATACAATGATTAAAAGAATCAATTGGTTTGTTTATAGTGTTACCTTCTCTATCCTTCATCCAAGTATAAGACTGCAACTCTTTGATGAGGTTCTTGCTTCTGCTTGTAACAAATATTTTATTCTGGTTTATTAAGTTAATACCATATACAATTGAATCTTTACCTTTTGTACAAGGCAATACTTTGTGCCCGTATGTTCTTAACTCTGCTATTGATTTTGGCTCTGCTGAATCAGCATACACAATACCATTTATAGAATGTGTTTTAAATAAATCTGATATATCACTATTAAGTAATTTCTTCTGATATATAACCTCATCAAATATATAAGCATCATTATATTTATACAAAGCTATTAAAGTACTTGGGTCATTACTATAACCAAAATCCATTCCGTAACACAATAACCTTGCTTCTAACGGTAATTTAATCTCTTTCCATTCTTTGATACATACACCCTCTAAAGAACCTATCTGACCTAGTCCATACACTTTCCACCAATTGCTCCAGTACTCAGATGTCTTAGCTCTCTCTCTTGCTGACTCAATATCATCTACAATTGTTTGAGGCAATGCCTCGTTGTCTAAATAAGTAAGTGTTATAAAATCTGCGTCTTGCTGAGCTACTACTTCTTTATGTGCCCAGAAGTTTGCAGTTGGATTAAAGTCAATCCATATATCTCCAGAGGTTCTAATTGATAGTTGTGTATAAGCTTCAAAAGGTACATTGTTTGCCTCATTTACGTACAATACGTTTCTTCTTGCTCCTCTTAATTTATCTGGTTGCTCAACTGAAAAGAATTCAATGTAACTACCGTTTGTAAAAGTGTATTTTAATGATGATCTATTCCATTGGTTATCTCTGAACCTATTTGTTTCAATCATTATCTTCAAGAAGTCCTTCATTGCACCTCTTCTTAAATGCGGTATCGATTCAGATACAACACTTGTCTCTAAATAAGGAGTCCTTATACACCTATCAATAAGAATAGGAAGAATACCAAATGTTTTACCAGCTGACGTTCCTCCTTGTATTACTTTTTTACGCTTTTTAAGCGCGTACAGCTTTCTTATTGCAGTTGTTGTTTGAAACATTAAAGATCAAATAAAGGTTGCTCAGATGTTATTGAAATGTCTTTTGTCTCTTTTGGCTTACCAGCATAATAATTATAGAACATTTGTACATATTTAAAATCTCCTTCTTCGATTCCTTTTTCTAATGCTTCAAATGCCTTTGGTTCTAATGGAGATAATCTCTCAATCATCTTAACCTCTTCTGCTTTTGATGGTCTTCCACCTTTGTTTCCCTTTGTTCCTTTGTTGTTTGATCTTCCGTCCATAATCAGTTTAAATTAGTTTACTAATTATATAATAATAAAAACAAGTAATTTTATATCAACTCGTTGTTTAATTGTTCAATCCAATTTCTTAGCATTCTTTTATTACAAGTACAAGGTTCAGAATACTTATGGTTAAAATACTTTGAATGTAGCTTACACATGATCTTAAAATCTTTATTACTCATTGTTGAAGTCATTCTTTCTTTAACTCCGTTCCAGATAATTTTATCTTCTAACATAATCTTTATAGTTCTTTATACTTGTGAGCTAATAGTACATAGTGGTAATCACTATTACTAGTTTTGAGTCTTAGTAAGTCATAATTAACCTCTTTTCTTTTGATTCCTATTGGTAAGTTATCTATTAGTTGTTGTAACTTTTGTATTAGTTTTTTTCTTACCATAATTCTATATCGTTTAATTGTTCTTGTCTTTTATCACATCCGCAATCATCTCCCCATATCTTTTTGACTAACCATTTAATTCCAGTGTAATTTGTAATTCGTTCTATTAAATCTCCTAACTTCATTCTAAAATTTTTTTAATCAATTTCTTCTTTGTTTTTCTATATGTGTTATATAAAGAATGGTAAGTGATATTTGTTTTATTTGATAGTTCTGTTATAGAGTATTCGTTTTGCACTAAGTTAAATACTTTTTTATCGTACCAATGTAAACCTTCTAATTCTTCTTTTAGTGTATAATAAGCTGAATCAAAATCTATATAATCTCCAGATTCTAAATCTAAAACTAAATCTAAAGGTACATTATTTTGTTTCTTCTTTTTATTGTACATCTGTAAGAACGACGTTTTAAGAGTTAAGTATATGTAGTAGTAGTTTACCTCATCGCCGTAAGATATGTCTAAACCTTTTTTAAGCATCTTACCGATTATAAGATACATATTACTAACAATATCTTCTGCTTCGTCTCTAGAACAACCAAATTTAATCGTTGTATTTATCCATTTATTATGCGATTCAAAAACCTTTTCTAACATGTAATTGTATTTATATAAATATAACTTAATAGTATTAAAATAAAAAAATAAGTTATTAACAAAAAAAATGTGGCAAAGAGATATAGCTATCCCAAAACCACATGTATAATTATCTAATTATTTATTACTTGATAAATAAAGTAATATTAATAAATATAGAACTCATTATATATATAATTGTTTTTTTATGACAATTTAATCAATATCATATATTGTTTTTTTAATTTATAATCATTTTAAATAACATGTTTAATAACATAAATGTTCTAATGAAGTTCCTCCTACTATTACTTCACATTGATCTTTATTCTTCCAGCTCCAGGATTTTACTCTTAAGCTAACTAACTCATGTATCTCATGTCTTTTCTCTATTGGTAGATTCTTGATAAGTATACTTAGAGGATCTTTATTTTCTTTTAAATGCATTTGCATAGCGATTTTTTTATACTCCTCTAAACTCTTCTTTTTGGCTTTCTGATGTTCTAATCTTTGTTCAAGTTTATCTTTAAAGTAAATATCGTAACAATCTCTAAACAATGGGTATTCTTTGTAATACTTATCTACATTTGTCATTGCTATAAAAATAGATGATCTATCCTTTTTCACACCTCTTGTTTCAAACCATTCAGAAATTAATCTATCATTCATGTAGTTAAAACTTTCTAGTACTTTATAAAACAAGCATCTAATTATAACTGAATTTGTTTTTCTTGAACTATCATTTAAACTCATTTTGGTTAACTCCTCAAAGTCTAATGCTAATTTATCTGCCATCTCTTTATTATATCCTTTCATATTATTCTATTGTTTCTGCTCCGTTTTCTCTTAATATTCTATCTGATGTTTCTGTTAGTTCTTCTTTGTTTAATGAATAAGCAATACAAACTTCTTGAAGTTTAGTAAAATCATTAAAATCAAATTTATTTAATAACCATTCAACAAATTCTAATTTGTTTGCAACTAACTTATCTCCTAATTCTTTTTCATCTACCTCTTCTATTTTAGCAAAGTAATTGTTTTCAATGTCTATTAAATCAGCCATTGTTTTTCTAACATTGTTCTTTACTCTTTGTCTAAATAAACCAGAAGAATCTGCTTCTTGTAAAAAATGTAAATTAACAAAGCAAGTTATTATTGCTCCACTTATTTGTTCTAATTGTTTTTCTGTGTATGTTCTCATATTTTATTTATTTTATAACATTGATGCATTAAAGCAATCTCTACTGCAAACACCTTCGCTTTCTATTGATGTTCCACATTCTGTACATTCGTATTCTTTATCCTCTAAATAGTTCTCTAAATCGTAATCTAATTGGTTCATAGTTCTTTATTTAACTTTTTAATAATATCTTTTGCTACGAAATTAAAATTTACTTCGTGTAAACATTGGTCAGTTCTACTTCTATCTACATAACCAGTATAATTTTCTATTATTTTAACTACTTCACTTTCTTTCATTTTTATTTTCTCCTTTAATATCTCTGCATCTATCTCCACTTCTAATAAATTCATTTTATGAAGTAACCAAGAATTTTCTGTTAGTGTTGCTAAGTCTCTTATTTGTTGTATTGTATCTCTCATTATTACTTTTCTAAATTTTTACTTATAAAAACTATTGACCATATTGTTGCTACTATTAATAATACTATTGGTGTTCCTATTCCCATAACTATAATACTTTTACGTTACCATTACTGTAATGCTCGCAGATAACTCCAGTTGATAATCTAACAACCTTGTAAGGTTTTAGGTTCTTGCTCTCTTTTACTTGTTTGATAATTCTTTTAATTGTTTTCATTTGTATTTTTTTTTACATTTACAATTTCTACTTCTCCTATCTCTATACCAATCATTGTATTTATCCTATCTTGAATTGAATCTTGCATTTGGTATTTAGGTAGATAGAATTTTGTACTCAATAATTCATTGTCGATTAAATACTCTACTATTTGTACGGATACATCTCTTGTATCATTATAAGTAATTGTTTTCATTTGTCTTTATTTTTTAGTTAATATCCTAATTCTAATGCAGCTAATATAATAAGAGAGTGTGAGTGTCTGGTAGATGGGTTCGTGGCAATAAGTTTTTAATAGCTGCCTAACAGCATGGCTCCTACTAATCCCAAGGGACGTCCGGTAGCATTCGTTTCGCATCCACAATCATTAATGTTAAACCGTTTGTGTCTGTTTACTCTCTTATCAATATGTTAATGAACTTTGTCTTTTGTTTAGTTTACGAACATTTGCAAAGTTTCTCTTTTTGCTCAAGCTATTTAAAATATATCTGTTTTAAATAATTATTCTGTACTCAATTTTTCTGTTCGCTTATTTATATTTAGCTAATATACAAAACATTTTTAGTTATAAACTATCTTTTAACAAATTTTAACATTTCTTTAACATTTTAATAAAAAAAAAGAGAATCTATCTTGATTCCCTTATTCTTTCTATTTCTCTTTCTAAATAGTCTTTTGCTTTTAAAAGATCTTGTAGTTCATCTTTCTTTTTACCAGCTCTACATATATACTTTAATATATTACCTCTGCTAAAGTTTAAATTAAAATCATTGATTACATCTATTACATCATAGTCTTTACCGTTGTCGTAATGTGCTTGTGTGCTTCTTATCATAATTATATATTTTAGTGTATAAATCCCAAATAGCTTGGTAAGCTTCTTGCATGTTAAATTCTTTTCCTTCCATGTAGTATTTACCAAAACTACCTCTTGTGTACCAAACCTTATATTTGTTACCAAATAACTTTGGATATATTATAAATCCTTTTTTAAAACAATACGCTTGTGCTTCATAGTTACAATTCTTTATTATTATTGTTTTCTTTACTTTCCCCATTTATTTCATTGTACAAACTTATTAACTCTAATGCTTTTTGAACTCCTTTCGCTTCACAGCTTCTTTTAGCTTCAAGTAACTGTAACCAATATTCGTATATATCATTTTGATCTCTACTTCTAAAATAGCTATCAACACAGCTTTTATATGCTACTATCTCTAATTGTTTACATTGCTCTTTATTATTCATAACTATATATTTAAGTCATAAAAGTCTTTGTTTTCTAAATACTTATAGTAATTGTCTGTAGCTAAATCAAGTTTATCATACCCAGATTGTATAAATTCACTACTAAAAGAAACAAATTCTACTTCTCTTGTTTTTTTATCTACTACAACATATTTAAACTCAAAGCAAGAAAACAATTCTAAATAAAGTGCACACTGTAAATCATAGTTATAAATCAAAGAAGACCTTTCAAAGTTTGATATATCACTTGTAGTCTTTAAATCAACAACAATACCTGGTAATAATATATCAGCTTTACCTCTAAAAGGCAATCCATTGTAGTAACCTACTTCAGGTATTTCAAAATCAGCAAATCTCACTAACTCTCTAAAATCATCTCTTTCAAGAACAGCATCAGCTACTAATTGACATCTATTTAATTCTGATCTAGTATAAACGGATTGAGCTGGTTTTTCTT